ACCATCTTTTCTTCTTCACCAGTGAAAAACACTTTCATAGTGTATTGGCTTTTGGTATAGATGTTTAATCGGTTGATGAAAGCCATATCGTTAATATCACGACCTTTAATACCGAAAAAGTCACGGGTCATCAAGTCAGCATAAGCTTTAGCGAATGATGATTTTAAACCTGGGTATTTTCGTTGGACTTTTTTCTCAATACGGGCATCTTCAACCACATTTAAGAATGATTTAAAATTCTTACTTTTGGTTTTATCTACCACGGCATCATGCCATCCTTCGGCAGGAGTATAAAGGGCATGCCCAACTTCATGGCCTGTTAAAAGGTCATATAGAGCGCCTGTCATATTTTGCCATATAGGGAGGTAAAGGATACGATTCTTTGGGTCAAACTTTGCGGTTTGAATTTTTGAATGTTGAATCGTAAGATTTTCGGTAGCCATTAGTTTGGCTAATTGTGATTTGGATTCTACTGTATAATTTGACATCGTATATTTGCTTCTTAATTTTTATGTAACCATCCTAACATACAAATGGTCAAAAGTCAAGCGTTATTTTGGTTATTTTGGGTATTTGGTGCAAAAAAACAACATGTTGCGTGGAAACAACAAAATAGGACTTGTTGTAAAAAAACAACAAATCCAAGAATATGGAGCGGGACCTAGGATTCGCACCTAGTGAACGGGTTGGACACCTATTCTGTTCTACTAACTTCCCGCATTTGGAGCGGTGTCATGGTGTTAAACCACACTATCTAACCGGGGAGGCTAGACTGTCTTGGACCCACCGCAATTAACTATTTAATGTAACCATTCTAACAGGACTTTGACTTAATGTCAAGCGTTTCATCCATGTTTACCGACCAACTTGACCTAGATATTTGTCTTTCGTTTCTTGCCAGGTGAGTGTGATTAGGTCATCATAGAAAAGCGTTTCATGTGAAACCTTATCTTTCTTTTTAAGAATACTGATTCTTGGTTTGGCCAAATCTTTCTTCCAAACTTCCACTAATGATTCAATTGAAGTATCAAAGTTCTTTTTCATTCCTGTAGTATCTTCAGCTCTTAAAAACTCTACTGTCTTATCATACAATGGACACCAATAAATGCCACGAGCATGAGCTGTCTTAATCAGTTCTTTAGGCACCTGTAATTTTGAATAGGTGAATTGTAGTGAACGATTCTTATGGTCTCTTTTATGTGGTTGACCAGATGGTTTTTTGGCAATATACCATTCAAAATATTTCTTGGTGTAATTCTTCATTAGCCATTGGCGAATCTTGTATCGTGTTTCTTTTTCTGGTTCAAATGATACTGAACCTGCCGTGAAACCCATCTTTTGCCAATAAGGTAAACCATCATACTGTGATAGTCCATTCGGCTTCGCCTGGCCATAAAGTGATGTTGTTGTAATTGAAACCAACTTATCACCATAGAGTTTTTCCCATAGTTCTTGTATTGGCGTAGCAAGGCATAATAATGCGAGTAACTTACCACCCACATAATTATAACCTAATGGTTGTAATGGAACAATCGTTGAACCAATAGCCGTATGATTAATCATAGCGCCTTGTGTTTTGAGTTCTCGGCTCCAACCAATATAGTTATCTCGTGGTGTCAAATCTAGGAAGTCAGATGAAATACAAATTACTCCTAGATATTTTTTAGTAATTTTATCTCTTACAATAAAGTTCAAATTACGCCCAATGTTTGAATTGTTTTTCATGGTTGATGAAAAGGTACGAATACAATTCCACAATTCAGGTAAGTCATCTTGTTTATTGGCATAGATGAGTTCTGGTTCTAGTTTTAAATACTCATCTAAATCCGTTGGATTCCAAAAGTTGGATTTTACTTCTTCAATCGCTCGTCTTTGTTTCTCATCTTCAATAACTCGTTTCTGGCCTTCCCACAAATCAGATACAACAACAGCGGGATATCGGTCTTGCACCTCACACCATTTTTGATAGAGTGTATATTCTTTCACATCCATTTGTGACACATAGGTCAAGTCTTTAATAACTGTCTGTTTAAGTTCTTGTTCGTCAATAAAAGGCATATCGTCAACAGGATTTTCTGCTGACCATTTCTTCCATTGGGATTCTACATCGTCTTTTGGGTCAAATGCGTATGACATTATTTTTTCTTCTTAGTGATTTCAAATATTTTTTGTGCTTGTAATCTTTGTAATTCTTGTGTATTGTCTATGTTTTTTTCAATAGAAGCTGTGGTTTTATTTACAATCGTTAATTGTAATTTAAAATCTTCTTGATGTTTTTTTAATATTTTAATTTCTTTATCTAAATTATCAGCTCTTCTTTTTTGATTATCTAATTCATAATTCATATTCACCATAGTTCCAAGGAATAGAAATGAAATAACCATTGAAACTAAAAATAAAACCCACGATACTTGTCTATTTGTCATGTTTTCTTTTTCGTGTAATTGTTTTAATAATTTTATCTCGTTTTTGTTTAGCTAATCTTAATGAAACTGGCCCAGCATGTTGCACAAACTTAATGCCATTCATATGGTCTAATTCGTGTTGGTAACATCTTGCAGTTAAACCTTCCATTTTCATTTTAATATGTTCGCCGTTTTCATTATAATATGAAACCATAATCCACGATGGTCTTTCTATTTTAAGATATAAAGCGGGATAGGAGAGGCAACCTTCGTTATCTTTTATCATCTCTGCCGATTGTTCGGTAATTAATGGATTAATACAGGCGAATTGAAAATATTCGGTACCAATCACAAATACTCTTTCAAACACTCCACATTGATTAGCTGAAAGACCTAAACCGCCAAACTGTTTCATCGTCATCTTTAATCGTCTAATTAAAGTATTCATGTTTTGATTGGGTAGTGCGTTTTTATATATTGGTATTGGCTTACTTAACATTGGATGATTTTCATCAAACAATGGCAAGGGTTCAATCTTTTCATCTTTTGCAATATTAACACCGGTATCAATGGTGAATATTTCTTGGCTCATTATATCGTCACTCATTTTACTATCCTTGAAAAGTTCTTTATTTTTTCGAATTTAATTACATTAGAAAATTTATCTTGTAAGATATCACCTTTATGTGAGATAACGTATAGGTTAACATCTTCAAGCATGTGTAATATCTTAATTAGCTCTTCGGTGCCATTGGTATCTAAACTAGAATCAAATATTTCGTCAAGTATTAATAGATTCGTATTTGATGAATTCTTTAGCTTAGCTATTGAGCGCCATGTAAGCATTAGTGCCATATCTATTCTTTGTTTTTCGCCTTCGGAAAAGTTATTATAGGTAAACTCATCACGAAACCTCGACTTGATTGTTTCTTTGAATGATTCATCAAGGTTAAAGTTCACAAAGAAATCTAATGATGCCAAATACTTATTCACTAATTTATTAATGATTGGTAAATACTGTTTAATAATCTTTGTTTTAATACCTGTATCTTTTAATAGACCAGAAGCTACCTCATAGTATGTCTTCTCATCAATCAGTTCTCTCAATTCTTTTTCAGAAACTTCAAGGGCGGCTTTAAGCTCTTTTAATATCACTTCTTCGCTATCTGATATTTGTTTTGAATCATCAAGGTCTTTAATTTGTTTTTCAATCCGAGCAATATATTTTTTCACTTCGGTAATTGAGGTATTGTGTGTTGCAATTTTAATTTGTAGTTCTTGTATTTGTTTTTGTTTTTCAGATATCTGATTAAGTTTATTTTGCTCTTCAAGTAGTTTGATTTCGAGTTGAGTTAATCCAACGGTACATTCAGTAACCTTGCTATTCAAACTATCAACTTCTTCTTCTTTGAATTGTTTATCAATGGCCTGCCTACATGTTGGACAACTATCATTATGTTCAAAGAAATTAATATCTTTTTTAAACTTGTTTAGATTAGTTTCAATCTGTGCTTCTAACTGATTAAACTTTTTAACTTTTTGTTCGGTATCAAGGCGACTTGTTACTTCAGCTTGTAACACCTCAATATCTTTATTGTAAGTAATTGATTCAGATATCAACACATCAACGAATTGTGAATTATCGGCTATATCCTGTTCATATTCAACAATCTTATCATCACTATTTTGTTTTAGTTGTTGGATATGTTTTTCTTTGATTTCGTGTTGTTGTTGTTTGATGTCGATATCATGTTTTTTTGAGATGGTTAAGTCTTTATTATTTGACATCTTTTCTTTAACGATGCCATTCATTGTAGAAAATATTTGAATATCAAGGAGGTCTTCAATGATTGCTCGTCTATCACTATTTGATAACTGCATGAATGGAGTAAATGATGCTGAACCTAATACAGCTATCTGTGTAAATGATTTATAGTTTAATTTAATAACAAACTTTTCAAGGTATTCTTGATAGTCACGAGAAGCTGCATCTTGATTTAATAGTTCGCCATTGCACCAAATCTCAAAAACATTTGGTTTAATACCTCGGATAATTTTATATGATTTGTTACCTGTATCAAATTCAATTTCAACCACACAATCTTTTTGATTGATTGAATTAACTAGGTTAGGTTTAACGATTGAACGGAAAGGCTTACCAAAAAGACCAAAGCATAAGGCATCAAGCATCGTAGATTTACCCGAGCCATTTTCACCAACAACAAGTGTATTACTTGTGTTATCTAATTTAATTTCGGTAAAATAATTACCGGTTGAAAGTAGATTCTTCC